GACGTTCGAGGAGCGCGTTGAGGAGTTCCGTAAAGCTTGGCGTGAGTTCGTTATCGCCTTTGCCACACCGCTAGGCCTCGTTAAACTTGCGGACTGGCTGGCGAACAAACTACGCAGAAAGGAGCGTGACTAACCGCTAACATCGCAGCAACGATCGCACTCTATTCGCTCTTATTTTTGACGCAATCAACCGTAGATGAACCGCAACAAGCACTACCGCCCGTAGTAACAGCGGAGCCAACACCGTCCGAACCGGAGTGGCTAACGTTCACGGCGACCGCATACGTAGCGGACTGCGACGGCTGTATCGGGATTACTCGTACGGGAATTGACGTAAAACACACGCAAGTTGACGAAGAAGGACGCAGAATTATCGCGGTTGATCCAGATGTTATTCCGCTTGGTACCGCGCTCGATATTCGTATAGGCAACGAAATTATCGAAGCGGTAGCGGAGGACACAGGCGGTTCAATCGATGGACGAGAGATTGACGTATTGATGGCAACGGAAGCCGAAGCGATCGAGTTCGGAAGGCGGGACGTACAAATACGTATTAAGGGAGCGGATTAGATGAACGCGAATGTAACGGTATTGAAGGACGAAGCACTTGGTGGAGTTGAGCGTGAGTACCTCCTTGTGAATAGAGAAGCGCGTAAAGGTGAAAAAGTAGTCGCGATTCGTAATAGCGTTAATGTGTACGACGTTGGTCATGTGGGAATCGTCACAACGTCAGGTTCCGTGGACTTTAGCGGACAAGGGAACGCCTATGTACGTGGAGACGGAGTGTGGGCGTGTAGTTACCCTACAGGATATCGCGTCCTCGAACAAACCGATATCGTACGCATTAACGGTAAGCGTCTGCGGATGGTTGAGCGTAAGGCTGTGGCCGGTGAACGTATCACTCCGATTATTAAGCGCCCATATGTGACTGTAGGTAAAACGTACACAGTCACGGAAATGTCCCCGTCAGAAGAATATCCGGTGTACGCTCACTTCATTGATGACGAAGGCGATCGTTGGCATTTACCACACTCCGATTACCGCGTACTCGAACCGGTAGCATCCGCTCAACCTGCGCCTGAACCGTCAATGCCATCGATTGCGGAGCTCACCGCCATTACCGACGGCCTCACGGACGCGGTCGCAAAACTAACGCTGAAGGTTACGGAGTTAGAGAAACGCGTAAAGGTAGCGGACAGTGATGTTAACATAACGATCAACGTTGACGTACCGAAACGTAAAGTCCTGACGCGTGATGACGTGATCGAGCGTGCGAAGGCGGACGTTGCGGAGATTACGGAAGATTTATTTTACCGCGATAAATGGCGCAACACTGAGTACGATACGCCGGGACATATGCGTGTTGAGTTCGTAGTCAATCGCGATAAGCGTACGGTAGTAGCGTTAGTTTACAGCAAGTATGTCTCGTCGGGAGTATGGACACGCGGTATCGCAAAAGCAGCGCCAGGCGACGTATTCAACTCGCACATTGGACGAGCTATCGCGTTGAGACGAGCGCTTGGACTCGAAGTACCGGCCGAGTATACGTCCGCACCGCAGCCGAGTGAGCCGCGCGTAGGGGATGTCGTTATCTTCCACAGTCAGGTTATCGGAGATCGGTTATCAACGTTGACAAACCGTGTTCCGAAGTTTGACGGAAATGGATACGGAAACTACGCGTTCCACCACACGGCAGTAGGCGGATGGATTGCGGACAGTCAGTACACGTTGGTCGACGATTCACGCGAGGAGGTGGCGGTTTAGTGACGCTACCAAACATCGCACTCTGCGGACTAATGCGTTCCGGCAAGGACGCCGTAACTGCGTACTTATGCGAACGGTACGGATACGCACGATTCGCGTTCGGCGACGAGCTAAAACGTTACGCACACGAATTGTTCGACGTTAGCGAACGGAGTAAGCCGCGCGAGCTGTACCAGTGGTTCGGTCAGACGATGCGGGAACGCGATCCGGAAATTTGGCAGCGTAAGTGCTTCAACCGCATAACGGACTGGCGCGTTTACAGTGACGATGAATTTCCCGCTGTGATAACGGACACGAGGCAGTTGAACGAGTACGAACGCTGCCGCGCTGAGGGCTTCGTAATCCTCCGCGTTACAGCACCGGACGGCCTGCGGATACAGCGTTCGATCGACGCGAAGGATACGTTCAATTACGCCGACCTGGCGCATAGCACGGAGTCACACGTAAGTAGCTTCGCGGTTGATTACGAGATCGAGAATAGCGGTAGTTTGGCGGATTTGTACGCGAGAGTTGACGAGATTATAGCGGATTTAAACGCAAAAAAGATCACGTAAACTAGGCAATTACGTGATCGAGTGTTCCGCTATAAATACGAGCCAGCCGTCCTGTTCCGCTTCGAAAGCATAACGCAGCGACTCCGGCTCCAGACGCGCCTTCGAATAGAAACGCGACGCCGATATGTACCCGCGCTTATCGATATTGGCCGCCGTCGGGTCCGCTTTACTCTCCGCGAGTCTTAACGCAATGGCCCGTTCGGTTGCGTCATATCCGAGAATGACGCGGTTACCTTCGTTAAGTTTGTACATTTCTACGATATCCGCAGATAAACGGATTCGCTTTTGCTTGTCGGTCGCAACGTAAAGGTTAACGAGCGGGATAGTTTCGATAAGAAACCGTTTGGATACGGTGCCGGGCATATGACGTAAAACCTCCGAGTTTTTAACGTAATTACGCGTTTATTTCCAATTATATAACGAAAGTAGAGCGCATTCAAATAGGGAAAGTAAGATTACCGAAACTGGACCGCATAGGCAACGGAACAGTTATCGAACTGGAGGCGATTATTTGAAATTAGCAGTGCTATTTGACGGCGCAGGGTTGGCGCGATCAGGGTTAGAACAAGCAGGTCATGAGTGTGTTGGTGTTGAGATCGACCCTTGGAAACACCATCTCTCGAAAATGGTCGGCTCAGGTAACAGTATATTAATGGACGCCACTAAATTTCCTCTGGCCGGTTTTGGGGGAGCGTGGACTTCTCCACCATGTCAAGAGCGGAGTATGGCGAATACGAACAAAATTACTGGCCGTAGCCGTGACGGTCGGGACGCTCATTACGAAGGCCACGGCGAGTTGCTTCGCTATTCACTTTCGATCGAAACACCGGTGCTTTGGGTAGAAAACGTCATACAGCAAGGCGGAGACAATGCTTGGGGTACAAAGTACAACGCTGCTCAGTTTATTGAAGACCCGATCCAATGCCGTAACCGTATTATAGGCGGCAGATATAAAGAACCGCATGTTTATCGTAAGTATCAATTTACCTACCCGAAACTAAACATTTGCCCGGCAATTATGGCATCTCAAGGCCAGGGAGGTTACGCGCCTAAATTTAAGCGTGCAGAAGGTTACTATGGCCGAAAAATGACGTTAGAAGAATGCGCGTACCACATGGGGTTCGACATTCCGGATGGTTGGCGCGAGATTCCGGATGGTTTTATCGGTTCGGTTAACGAAAACAAAAGCCGCCGAGTTGGCCGTACTGTCCGCTATACAAAATCGGATTGGAACGTAATCCTTTTCGAAGCGATCGGTAACGGAGTACCGGTATACATGGCGAAAGCATTCGGTGACGTTTACGCAAATATAACGGAGGTGGCTGTTTAATGGGCGCTTGTAACGTAGATTTAACGAAAGATACACGAAAGTATACGCAAAAGTACGCACTGAACGACGTAGCCGGCGTAAAATCGCTTCTCCGCGATCGTCATCGTATCTCATCACGTCGTTTCCGTGGCGACACGGCTGCATCCGATATCCTCATTGATCTCCACAGCGCGATCGAGAGTGCTGGACTTACGGATCGCCAGGCGGAAGCTATTGCGCTCGTTTACGGTGTTGATATTCCGCAGTCAGAGGCCGCACATGTGATCGGAGTTACTCAGCAAGCCGTTAGTGACTGTCTTGAAGCGGCCACTGCTAAAATATCCGCGGTCTTTCAGCGTTGGGATTACGGTGAGGTGACCATTGAGCTATCAGTCGAACTAGAGGAGGCAGAATAAGAATGGGTCAGTTAACGGAACTAACATATACGGAAAAATACGCACTATTAACCGCGCAAATTATCGATAACGTAAAGCAACGCAAGTCTAACGCATTTCTCCGTTTCGCCTACAACGGTACGCCTTACGATTTGGCCGACCGGTTGCAGCGTATTGAACTTATCGGCTACGTTTCCCGAGACTACGCGTTAGAGCACGGTGAGGTTAATCAGCGCACTATCGATGCGTGGAAGGAGCGCGGTTATAAGGGTGAGCGGCCGGCTTCCTTACCATTAGACTCCGCGTTGCTTGAGCGCCTAACCGACGCAATTCTAGACGAGGAACTGACGGACTCAAATCCGTATAAAGTTGCGCACGAAGAATATCCGTTTATGTCCGATAGGCAACTTGATCTACGGCGCGACCGTGAGACGGGCTTAAAGGCAGCCGAAGATGAAGGTACCGACGGTCAGAACTATCGGAGACCTACGCGGCGACGCCGTACAAGCTACGAAAACTGGCGTGTGGATAGCGGTGCGAATAACCGTAATGTAGAGCGTGCAGCTCAATATAAACGCGATACTACGCCTGGTCCGGTCGTATCTGTAATGAGCGAGCCATTTACTGCAGCCAAGGGCGTAGCGGCATTGTGGCGTGACCGGCTGAGCCACGTTTACTAAAATACGTTGTTAATGTAACGCGCGATTATTGTTCCGATGCTAGTTCGGGCGTACTCGCGCGTTATTGCGAAGGCACCTTCGTGGCCGCGACATTTATATGCGTAGGTGGCCACGCCATCAACGCTTTCGCCGGGATAAATGAATATGTTTGATCGTTTAAGTGTTCGAGTTACTTCCTCTATATCGTGATTCATGCTCGCTAAAACAATATCCGTAACCCTAACGAAGAATAACTGTAGTGTACGTTCTTTTTCTTCAAGTTGCTTACGGTTCTTTTCGGCGATAACGCGCGCCATAGGTAATAGAACGTAGTCGTGCATTAATTGTAGTTCTTCGCGAGATGCTGGAGGTCGTTCTGGTTTCTGTCCGGCTGCTTTAATACGATCTCGGTCCATTAACTGCAGGTATTGTTCTCGGTGTTCCGGAAGCATAATACGGGAAGCTTCCCAGCGGCCATTGCCGTAAAGCTTTTTACTATTCGCGTTCATATACGCAAATCACCTCATGCATATTATATGCGAACATTTGTTCTGTTATCAAGCACATTATTTACCACGGAAGCTGTTAACTTAGTTTGTTATGATTAGTATGAGGTGATTCAACATGTTTTTAACACCGATGTTACTTGAAAAACGTGAGCAGCCGTTCGACGATGCGCGGTTTTTATTTGAGCCCAAAATCGATGGCCACCGGTTAATTCTTTTTTATTCAGACGGCAATGTCCGTTTATATACGCGTCATAATAACGAAGTAACACGCCAATATCCGGAGCTGCATGACGTTCCGATCAACGCTAATGAGGTAATACTTGACGGCGAGGTTGCGTACGTCAATCCGCAAACTGGCGCGGTCGAGTTTGAGACCGTTATGGAGCGGTTTATGATGACGAAGCCGCAAAGTATTAACGTAGGACGCGTACGGTTACCGGTACACTTTTTCGCGTTTGATATATTGCGTTATAACGGAGAAGACGTAAGGAACCGTCCGCTTACGGAGCGTAAGGCGCTCTTAAACGCAGTACTAACGAATAGCACGTATTTTAGCCGGGTTCTAAGCGTTGAGGGCTCCGGCATTCCGTTATTTAACACGGTTAAGGAGCGCAAATTAGAAGGGATCGTCGCTAAACGGAAGGATAGCGTATATGTCGGCCGGCGTTCCGCTAATTGGCTCAAAGTCATCAATTACGAATACGCCGACGTTCATATCGCAGGTTATCGGAAGGATAATTTCGGGTGGCTTGCGCATGTTAACGGAAAGCCAGCGGGCATTATCGAACTAGCTGTACCGGCTGCGCATCGGAAGGCGTTTTATGGCGTTGCGCAATCGATCGTGACCGGTGAGGACCGTGATTATGTTTACGGGCAGCCGCGGATTAAAGCACGCGTACGGTTCCGTAACTGGGCGAAGAAGGGGTATTTACGTACGCCGGAGTTCGTTAGCTTTGTTAATTAAAAAAAAGGCCGAGTTTGCGCTCGGCTCTTTCTTTATCTCGCGTATACAAATGTACAATTCCGCTTAATGTATCGCCCTCCGCTCATAACTACGACGGCTTCTTCGCCTACATCCAAAGCTTCAATTCGACCACTACCGATCAACTCCATACCTTGGAACGCAAGTACTACAGTCTTATCAATAATTGCGGTGTGAAAGTGTAAATCTGACGTTAGTTTGCGAAACCCCAGGTGCCTCTTCTTATCCACAATGTATCAGCCCACCTTACTATAGAGCTATTACGACCTTTTGATAGCCTTAAGCTTAATATTATCCTTTATTTTACTACGAAAAGAGACCTTTTTCGATGCAATTTACTTGTATTTTGATCAATCTCACGGCTATAGGTTATAGACGGCGCTTACAACGCACGCGACGGGTATACTCCGTCCTACAGCGCTCATAAAAGGAGCGTTTAAATGTCCGTAGAAACCGTAATTAATCCGCAAACAGGCGAAATAATAGACGTTATACATACGCAGGGCTTCCGCAATAATACAAATGATACTCAATCCGTAGTAATCAACGTTAAGCCTGGCGAGAGTGTCCGTCCAACGAAACCGAAGAAGTTCGTTAAGCACGCGGAATTTACGATGGTTTTCCACGGCAGCAATCGTGAATTAGTACGTGAGAAACGGTTAAGCGACGACGAGAAGGCGTTATTATTTAGCGTGCTTATTTACCTTGACTACGACCAATACGTTAAGGACGAAGAGAATTTTTACTTTAACGTTAAGCGTGTCGCGGAACTCATGGCGTGGGACCGTAATAGAACTGCGCGTGTGCTCGAAAGTTTACGTACTAAACGCCTAGTCGGCAACACTACGATCGGCCGCGCGAAGTACTATATGCTTAATCCGCGCTTCATTTACCGCGGTGATACGTCAGGGTTAACGGCTGCGGTACGTTTATTTGACCAAGCTGCGGAAGATGACCGGCAGGAAGCGTTATAATACGAATTACCATGCGTTTCCAGTATGCATCTGTAGCGGTGCATTAATGCATCTGTACACGTGCATTAGAAACGGTAAGAATGGCGTAACGGCGCGGCTTTTCGGGTTTCTCTCTTCTTATCCCTAGAATAAAAGATTATCACGTCGGAATAGACCGTTCCTAGCGAGATAGTAGTTATTAAATAAAACAACTGGACGCGTTGAATTTGACGCGGTCAGAGCAAGGCCGGTTTATGGCCGCGCTAGTATCTTTTATCATTTAGGCTCACGTTCGGTGTTCACACCATGCGTTGAGCCTTTTCGTTTATGTTCCCGTAGGGCTTGTAAGCCCAGCGTGAACCAACGTATATACAACCGGAGGTGAACGTTAATATGGCGAAGACACTTAGCGCAGATCAATACGTTGCGATCGAATGGTTATCGTTACCGAATAAAGGCGGTAAGAGCTACGATGAGATTGCGCAGATATGCGGTGTACACGTTAATACGATCGGTAACTGGCGTAAGGACGCCGCGTTCGACCGTGAGTTAAAACGTGCTATTGTACGTAACAACAGCGATAGGTTACCGGAATTAGTCGCATCCTTAACGGAGATAGCTATACGCGACGGCAACGCAGCTATGGCGAAGTTAGCGTTACAGGTTAACGATATGCTTACGGATAAGGTCGAAGTAGAAACGAAGGGTGACGTAGTTACTGACGTTAATGCGTTGAGAGACCGTATTGCTGCGTTGAAGAAGGATAGCGCAGGAGATGCGGTTGATAACGTACAGCACTAGCGTACACAACTGCGTAGATTCGTACGACATTATATGTAGGAATGCGTAGGGGAACGTTGTGATAACGTGTAGGGCGCTCCGTTTTCATCAGCGCACGGCCTCTGACGCGTGCCCCTCGGAAATTTTTCGGATTCGACACCGGTTCGGACATACGCAGCTCGATCGTAGCCAGTCCGTTATGTAACTGAGTGCAAATTCGTACGTAACCCGTCCGGTCGAAAACGGAAGAATCGCGCAACCATGCGGGTTCGCGGCGACTCGACTATTGGCTAAAATCCGTATTTTGCGCGGATGTACATTGCTTTAACGCGGTGAAGCGTGACCCCGGGCGGGGTCGAAATCGGGGAGCCCGCGTCCTGGCCAACGGAAAATCCGCGTATCAAAAATAACGTTAGAACTTACGGAGCACGTAACGCATCAAACGTACACTCATATTTCACACGTTTTAGGCGTTCTAGCTATCGGAGGGTGTTATCGGAGCCCCTCGGTACTCGAACGCCTATTTAACGTACAAAACGCGTAGCTAAACGAAGGGAGGCGGTACATATCGCATGGGTTAATAATCGGTGGCTTAACGCGAGTGAGCGCAGCGCACTTATTACGCAGTTACGTAGCGTTATCGACACGGTAGACCTCGCGGATATAGACGCCTTCCCTGACGATATTCAACGCGAGCTATTCGAAACGGCTGCGGAACTCGAACGCCTGGAACGTATCCACCGCGCGGAATCGGATCTTATGTACTTCGCGTACGAATACTTCGGTGAATTGTACAACGTAGATAACTCCGGTAACTGGATACCGGTCGCACTCGATGAAGCGCCGGCCTTCCACCGTGAATTATGCGCAATTATGAACGATGTGTCTACGCGAGATGTTAACGCGAAGATCGCCGTAGCAGCGCCGCGGTCACACGCTAAGTCATCGTACTTATCGAAAGCCTTTCCGTTACATGAGATCGTATTCCGCAAGCGTAAATACGTGATCATCATATCGGAGACGCCGCAAGTATCAACGGGCAACATGGAATGGCTCGGACTCCAATTGAAGTCTAACGCTAAGTTACGGGCGGATTTCGGTCCGCTACTTTCCGCTAAGCAACAGGAGAACCCGAAGGACAATAGCGCAGAGTTCATCGCATGGGAATCGCGGCCAGACGGATCGCAACGGTTACTCGCACGTGTTGAAGCGGCATCAACGGGCCAGGCGCTACGTGGACGTAACTGGAACGGTATTAGGCCGGACCTCATCGTATGCGACGATCTCGAAGGTAAAAAGAACACGAACACGGACTTATTGCGGACAGAGATGCGCGATTGGTTTACGCAGGTTGTCGTACCACTCGGTGATCCAGCCGGTAAGCGTACGGCGCTCATCTACATGGGAACGATGGTCCATCACGAAAGTTTATTACGTTACGTTATGGAGAAGCGGTCGGACTTCAAAACGAAGCTGTTCCGTGCGATTATCGATTGGCCGGAGCGGTTGGATATGTGGGAAAACTGCCGGCTTATCTACGTTGATCGCGAGAATAAGAACCGTTCAACTGACGCGGCCGACTATTACGAAGCTAATCGCGATGCAATGGAAACGGGCGCTAACGTATTGTGGCCGGACGTACAGCCGCTATGGAAGTTGATGACGTGGAAATGGGATAACGGTTCGAAAGCGTTCAACACGGAATATATGAACAATCCAGTCGACGAAGAGAACATGATATTCAATCCGGACACGTTCGCATACTGGACGGACGCTAACGCAAAGCGCGAGTTTCCGCACAGTGACTACGTTATTGGCCTCGGCGTTGACTTTGCGATG